AGTTTCTAGCTTTCTTTAAATTATTGTAACCAGTGCTTACCCAAGTATGTACGGTACCACCATACAAGTTTGCAATAGAACTCTTAGGGTGTGCAAGTAACGATGCTAACTGCCACTTAGCTTCTAACGCACCCCAACCTTGTATCTGGTTATATTCAACACCACTTAATTCATCTATAGATTTTTCGTCTAAGTTAAACTTCTCTAGTTCTTTTCTACTTAAACCAAGTTTCTTTCCTATAAAATCAATTCTTTTCTTTGCAGTAGAGTCAGCTAACCACTTATAAGCTGTGCCTTTTATATTCATCTTTGGGTCGTTCATTATATGCTCTGGTATATGTGTAGGATATCCCATAGCACTTTGTGTATAAAGTTTAAAGAAGTTCATCCAAGCATTAGTAAGGTCACCGTCTTTTGTTTTTTTATAGAATGAGTTGTTAAAGTTAAACATAGATGTCCTAGCAGATAACTGCATAGCTTGTTTATAAAATGTATTAATACTATTTTTCATATACATTTCGTATGCTTCAGGAGTTAACTCCCAACCACCTATGTGTGCATCTCTACTGAACTGGTTACCAACACGCTTCAGGTCGTTAGTAAGTATTGACTTAGCCTTGGCTTCTTTATTGTTAGCCATATTAGTAAGGACTTCCTGCATAACATCAAAGTTATCACCCATCTCATCTTTAGTCATAAAGTCTCCAGTCATCTTTTTAAACTGGTGTATTATCTTCTTTGACTCTTTAGCTATCTCTTCTCTACTTAACTCTGGGTCGTTAACTATCTTATCTAACGCACCTTTTAATTTATTCTTTGCAGACTTTCTATTAAACGACATATGTGGAAAGTAATACTCTGGTCCTAAGTCACCTGTTTGGTCAAACGGTGTAACTTCTAAACTTTTACGTGCTTCCTGAAGTCTATCAAAGTTTCTTAGCCTACCGGGCGTCTGGCTAATGAGTATACGTTTAACTATCTGCCTCATACCATCTATACCAAGTTCTTCTATAGGTATAGTCTTGTTTTCTTGTACAGTTTTCATAATATATTTATGAAACTCACGGCGTAGTTTATCTAGACCAGTCCACGTAACATCACCATTACTATTTTCTGCTATCTTTAACCACTTATTAACTTCTTCTGTACCAGTCAACCACTTCCTAGTTTTTATATTGTACCTAGTTATAATATTATCTATGCTGTTAACTACAGCTTCGCCAGTTTTTTGTATGTTACCTTCTTTAGTTGGCACTATGTAATTCTTATTCTTTAATACATTCCATTGTTTCTCTAAGGCTTTCCAGTTTTCTTCGTATACCATCTCTCTAGATGTTAGCTCACTAGAGCTATCTTTGTATCTAGGTCTTAGCTTATCTTTCATATAACGTAGCTCACGTTTAGCAACGGCTATCTCAAACAACACGTCACCATCTTTTAAAGCCGACACATATGGTCGCAATTCATCACGCCATAAAGATGTTTCATCTTCATACTTTTGCATAGACAACTCTTGAGTTCTATGTGCAAGTTGTTGTATAGTTCCTATAACACTAGTAGGTCTTACAGTTCTAGCATTCTCAAATGTGTTACCTAGTTTATCTTTATAAGGTCCTACATCTTCTACCCACTCCATCATAGCAGGGTTACGCATTAGGTCTCTGTCAATAGCCTTTGGAAACATCCAGTAGTATGCTTTCTTTATCTTAGGGTTCTTGTCTTTACCAGTCATATAGTCCATAGTGTTACGCCACCAAGTGCCATCACGCATATCTGCAAATATTCTATCTAATTGTTGTAGGTCTACCTTAGTAGCCTCGTTAATATTCTTTTTAAATATACCCCTAAAGAAACCGTTTAGATTTATAACATCTAAGTTATGATAATGTTCTAAATGTTCTGTTAAACTATCGTACAACCTACGCATTTCTGGGTCTCTAACCTTACCTTCAAACAACCCTGTAAAAGGTTTTATTTCATCTAAGTATTTTTTACTCTTAGCATCTATTAAGTTTGCATCTATAAATTGATTAGTATACTCTTTACCTTCTGCATCTTTAAATGTAGTTATAGGTTCATTGCCTTCAGCTTCACGCATTAACTGTTCTTTTTGTGTATCAGTTAACTCAATCCTACTCTTTCTTATAAGCTGTTCATAGTTTGTAAAAAATTTCTTTAAGTTCTTATCAGATATTTCTTTAGAGTTTACTCCTTCTCTAATAAGTGATGTGTTAACAGCATTCTTTCTTAGCTGTTCTAAAGCCTGTTGCATTTCAGGTTGCTTCAAACCTACTGTCTGTTCTAGTTTTTCTAATGTACTTAATGCTTTTCTATCACCTTTACTATAAGTTCCTATGTAAAGCATATCAAATAAATCTTTTTCTTGCTGAGATAACTCTTGTTTATATCTTCTTATTAGAGCGTCTGTCCTTACTCTATCATTCATAGCACTAGCTTTATCATTAAAACCAAATTGTTGACGTGCTTTCTCTACTTCCTGTGCTAATGTTCTGCTTAGTTTTACTTCTTTTAAACCTTCTGGTCCAGCTTCAAACTTTACAAACTCTAAGTCACCCATCCTTCTAAGTGCGTCATCCATATCTCTACGTTTCTGTGCCATATACACAGTCTTAGATTTTATTTCATCAACTTTAGAATGTATCTCGCTTATTCTTTTTGGGTCTATACCCTCTGCAACTGTGCTAATACTTTTTAACGAAGCCATATCGCTCAAATCGTTCACTAAGAAGTCTTCAGCTTTTAACATTAAGTGTTCTAAATAAAACTCACGATTGTTTTGTTTGCTAAAATCTACATCTCTAAATCTGTAAGGGACATCACCAAACTTTTTTATGTACTCTTCAAATGTTTTTTCACTACCTGCTATACGTTCTCTACCAGCTCTTGTGTACAGCTCACCGTCTAACACTCCTTGTATAAACTGACCCTTCTCTGTTCTTAAACTACTTCTACCCATAGCGTCTTTAAGCCACTCATTTTCCCTGACTAAATCAGCGTGTTCAAAATATATTCTGTTTATTACAGCCTCGTTAGCGTGTTTAAACATATTATCTGACCAGTTTATACCTTTAATAGACTGTGCTAACTGTGGTAAAAATGTATTTCTAGATGACTCAGGCATAAAATCAAATGCTCTAGCACCTTGCTGTATTTCAGAGTATGTAAACCTTCTACCTTCTAAATGATTTCTACCATACAATACACTGTTAGCTTCTAAAAATTTCTTATGTAAACTTTTATTTTTCAGGTAATCTCTTTTACCTTCATTTATCATCTTAGTTTCAAACTTATTTATGCTAAGCTTTCCTTTGTCGTTTACATCAAACACTTTATATCTAAATAAAGTATCTAACATCTTAGGCTCAAACAACTCACCTCTTAGACCAGCTTCATCCATAGGGTCAGAACCAAGGGCAATCGCCGCTCTAGACATCTCTCTAAACCTTTGTAAGTCTTGGTCTGTTTTCTTTAGTTCAAATATTATTCTTCTTTTAGTAGCTACACCGTCTTTAGTAACAATGTAAGGTACACTATACCTATCTTTCGTAAGTATAATGTTGTCTTTTTCTGTTACTTTCTTACCACCTTTATTATAAGTAAGTGTTATTGGCTCAGTAACTTGTTGGTCAGTTGCACCTCTAATAGAATTGTAAGCACCAAGTATTGCCATACGTCTAGTAACAGCTACACCTAACATATCTCTACCAGTGTATGCACCCCTGCTCATAAACTCTCTCCAATATGGAGAGTACTGTGCAGTAAGATGCTTAGATTTTTTCATCGTTACTTCATCTCTTACAGCTAACTGTTCACCGTAAGTTTGTTTAGTAAGAGGGTCTATTTCATTTTTATTGTCACCTTCTCTAGTGCCACCATCTTTTAGGTACTCGTCTTTAGAACTTTCATACATCTGACGCCAGGATTTTTTAAAGCCACTAGACTCACCACCAAAAAATACAAACGCTTTGTCACCGTCTAGGTCAGCACCACCTAACGCTCTCATACTTCTAGGATGTAATAAACTACCAAAACCTTTTATACCTGTAAACCCAGCAAACTCTAATCCGTGTGCACCACTTATAGAGTCCATAGGTACACGCATTACAACAGCAGTAAGTATATCGTTTATCTCGTTCTTAAAATTTTCATAACCTTTGTAGTTGTTTTCTTTTATCTCAAACAATTTACCTAGTGTCATACGTTGTTTACCAAAGATAGCATCCTTTATTTGTAGGTCCTTAAATCCGTCATCTAAAAAGAATACATCCTGACCTTCTTTTCTTGATAATATCTCTGTTTTTTTATTAGGTAATTGTAAACCAACCTCCCAAGGTCTCATTCTAGAAGATGCACTATTGTCTATCTGTGGTCTAGTAAGTCTTTGCACTACAAAGTTTCTAAGAGACTGCATTCTATAGTCACGAGAAAACTTATGTAAATATGCACCTATGCTACCATCTGGAAACAGCCTACCCATACGTTCTACAACACCCTCGTAGTCAACAAATGTTTTCTTATAATCCATTTCTGCTTCTCTAGATATTTCACCTTCACTGGCTAAGTTTTCTAGGAACTCATTGTTTATCCTAAGTATTTGTTCGTATAGTTTTTGCGATAGCTTTTGTTCTTTAGGGTTTCTAAGTATGTTAAACACTTCGTTTAACGGTATCTGGTCTATATTATCTACAACTTTCTTTATATTCTCGTCACTTCTAGACTGTCTGTATTCTCTTAGTATTTCAACACCTTCTTCAGTACCCCTAACAGCCCTGTCAGAAAGACTTTTATACATATCTTCCATAACCTTAGCATCAATAGGTTTATGACCATACTGGCTTAATACAGAATACATTTGTTTTGGAACTTGCTGTCTCTTTAAAAACTTTTCACTGGTAATCTCTGACATAATAGTTCTAAAACTATTAATAGGTACATCAAACAACTCACCATTAAATGTTATATCATACTTCTTATTAACAAAGTCTGGCTCATATGATAGCTCACCACGTTTACTTATCCTGTTACCTGCTTGTTTTACAGCAGAGTCAGGCATTAACATATGTATACCACGAGACTCCATCATTTGTTGTAACTCTGGACTAGCTATGTGTATAGCATATTTACCTAGCAAAGCACCTTCTTTACTATCTGGTGCAACAATAAAAGACTTATTCATCTTACCACTAGTAGGCAAACCTTTATCCATATTCAAAGCATCAACTACTTCTGCCCTAGCTATAATAGCACCATCAGATATTTCTGCATATCTTTCTGCACCGTCTGTTAGTTTAATGTTTTTACCATCAGCTTCACTAAACAACCCTACTTTAAAATTAGGGTCCTTACTAGAAATATCCCGTTTACCGTTGTTTCTTATGTAATCTATAACATACTTAGGGTTAGCAGATAAACCTGTGTTAAACCATATCTGTTGCCTCTTATTAAACCCTTTAGGGTCATTTATAAAACCTTTACCTAACACAGTAGCTATGCCTTGTTTTAAATCTTTTGCTCTTGTACTAAAACCATTCATAGTTAAGTCATACAATACATTAGATGCGTACATCTTATCATATACTTCACCAACATTCTTTACATCTTTGTGTTGTTCTACCCACTTGTCTTTAGCTTCGTTATATGCTTCTCTGTAACCATCAACCTTTGACTTACGCATTTCTGAAAACAACTGACGCTTAACAGTTTTGTGTATGTTTTTGTTCTTTACTATACTAGGATGTTTTTTAATAAAATACATCTTCTTGTTATCACCTTTACCACCATAGTAATAGTAGTCATCCTTCCACATAGTCTCTATAAGTTTTTTACGAACACTTTTCATATATCTAGATGCTTCTAAGTCAGCCATTTCTTTTAAATCGTTGTAGTCCATTTCTTTGTCTTTGAACTTCTTTCGTATCTCAACTAACTTTTGTCGTGATATATTTTGTTCTGCTCTTGCAAGGTCGTGTTCTTTCCCTCTGTATACTATGTGGTCAAGAACTCGAAAGTATTGGTCCTCTGGTGGTAGTTCTCTTCCTCGATTGACTCGCTTGTACTCTGCTCTGTATCCATCTTCGATAATAAGTGGTTCTTGTGACAAGTTCTTCGTGTTACCAAGGCTATTAGTTTTCTCTTCCAATACCCTAACCTTATCATCAACCACTTCGATTTGCTCAACCCACTTTTGTTTTCTGTTTGTCTCAGCCCAACGTCTCCACCATCCCTTCTCGTTTTCAGTAAGCGACTGCCCATACGTTTTTTCAATATAATTAATGATTTTTTGCTCTGCTCCCGGGATTGGTTTTGCGTCTTCATTCTGTAGTTTTCTCCATTCTTTATAGATTTCATTAGACCTATCTATTCTTTCTACTGTGGTTAGCTTTGGAAACACTTGGTCTGTGTATCCGTTCTTGCCCATCAGTCTACCGGGTACTTCCTGTATCTCAGCTATGTGCATATCTAAATCTTGTGGGTCCTCAAATCTAGGGTCCTTTATATATGCTTCCTTGTATTCTTTTACTTCTCTAGGAGATAAAGTCTTTGCACTCACTTCTCCTGTTACAGGGTCTACATCATAAGCTCTACCATACTCATTAGCAATATCTTCTATCTGTTTTAGATTCATTCCTCTATTACTTAATATATCAAACAGAACATAGGATGACTCACTAGGTCCATCAGCACTATATTGGAATGTTTCTTTAAAATCTCTACTTACTATGTCCTTCATTTCTTTAGTAAGTGTATCCCATTTAGGGTTCATCTCTGGGTCTGGACCATACTTTTCTTTTATAGACTCTGCAAGGTACTGTCTACTTGTGCGAGTCTGATAAGGTATTTCACCAAAACCAAAGAAAGCACCCATAGCATATTGGTATACCTGTTCTTCTGTTGTAGCACCCTGCAAAGTCGATGGTAGTCCTTGAAACGCCATACCTGCTGTAGTACGCATAGCTAAATCAAATTTTTGTCCCTGTTCTAGTTTGCTAAAATCTGGTCTACCATTTGGTTTCATTTGACTAGCGTCAATACGCTTACCAAAACCGGGCATATTACCTATACCTCTAAACGCACCACCAGCAACGGCACCAAACCCTGCCGCCTTAAACATTTCATTTACTCCGTGCGTCCAACTAGATACAGCACTAGCAGTACCCAAATGAAAAGCACCCTGTGCTAAGTCAGGTACAATACCAGTAGTTGCCCAGTCAGGTAAGTCTTTAAGTATAGGCTCTATAGCATTGCCTACTCTTTTTTGTAAAGCATTAGCGGCTAACATAGGAGCAGACCTACCTCGTATACCTTCTGCCACTCTAGAATAACTTTTTAATATACCAAGTTTTCTTAATGTTTTACCACCGGGTAGGTATCCTACAAACCCTGCAAGGTGTCCTAGATTGCGTGATATACCTTCCCAAGTATCTTCTGGCTCACTACCAATTCCAAGTTTTTCTGGTGGTAAGGTAGTAAAACCTTCCATAAAACCAGAACCAGCTTGTTTAAGCATACGTGTAACAAAAGCATCTTGGTGATTTTTATTACGAGCAAATGGTATTCTGTAATAAGAAGCGTGGTCTTCTAATACTTGTATGTCGTCATCCCTATCGTCAAAAGCATCTGGGAATCTTACGTATTGGTCAATGACACCTCGTATTTGCTCTTCGTCAAATTTAGGAGAGAACTGTTTAGGTTCAGCCATTTACTACTCTTCGTAGTCGTCTGCTAATATATTATATATGGCAACTGCGTCAAATGCTAGTGCAGGTACTGCTATTAGAGCACCGTAACCAGTTCCACTAAGTACAGTTTTACCTGCTACACTACCTAATAATCTAAGTCCACCTTTAGCCGCTATTTTTTTTGCAACGTAACCTATACCTTTATTTTTTATCACTTTTCTTATTTTATTTAGCATACTTGGATTTAGTGATGCGGCACTTGCGGCAAGTGTACCCATATCATCTGCTTTTTCTTCATTAACACCCATTGATTGAGCGATAGCAGATGTTGCAAGTCCAGCACCTGCAACAAGTCCAAGACCTTTCCATAAACTACCTGTTTTTACAGGTCCTATAGATAGTCTAGTAGACTTTCTTAAGGATTTAGCTAAGCTATCAAACTCGTCTCCACCTTCTCTTATTGCTTTACCTATGTTTTCTGATGTTAACTCCTTGCCACTCTTCATAAGTTTGTCTACAACACCTTTAAACTTGTCAGCATCAGCTTTGTTCATTTCACCTGAACTTACTATTTTATCTAGTGCACTGTTTATTTTAGACACATTACTGTGAGGTATAGCGTTATCAAACATATCTAGCTGTTGACCTTTCTTCAGGTCTTTTGCTCTTTCTACAAGGTCTTTTGTAATGTTTCTAAGGTTAGCATCTGTTCTGTCAAAAGCTTGACCAAGCCCTTTTTTAGCCATAGATGCTCTACCTCTTAATAGACCATAACCACCTGCTATAAGACCACCTGCTATAGTAAGTGCTTCTGGTAAAGCACTGTCATCGTCAGGTCCTGTACCAAATGTAAGATTTTGTGGTATTTTTTGTACGCTTTCTATAAAAGTAGGATTAGTTACATTCCAGTTGTCATTTATTATTTGTAAGACTTCTGCCGGTGCATTATTTAATATCTCTTGTTGCTCTACATCAGACATACTATTCATCCAATTAGATATAGCTGTCTTATATGCTTTCTCACTTTTATATTTAGCAGGGTTTCTTGTAAAAGATTTATATAAAGCTTGTTCTTCAGCTTTTTTACCTGCATCATACCATTGTTGAAAAGCGGCGTAGTTTCCACCTACTTGTTCTTTCCACCTAGCTAATTCTTTTTCTCTACTACCGGGTCCAAACTTTCTATTGTCAAAAGCTGTTGTAAAATCACCTTTAGCTTTACTACTAGGATAGTTAGAAAATATAAAGTTCTCTGCTTTCTTGTTAATGTTAAAATCTTTTTCTTCACGAGCTTGTTTCTTTAATTGATACTCGTTCATTTGACGTATAAACTTACGCTCAGCTACCTGTCTTAGATTTTCAGCTAATGTTTTTTGTTGTGGTAAACCTCGCATAGGGTCATAACTAACCCCGGGTAAATTCATTGGTTTAATTTCTGCCATACATATTCTCCAACGATTGCTTTATAAAACCTTGCATAGTTACATAACCACCTTGTTGACCAGTAGCCATACCTGTTATACCACCGGCAGGTAGCTTAGGTCCTATCATATCATCCTGTTCTTCTACTGCTTTCTTTAATACATCTGGTAAAGGTAGGTCCATTTCTTGCATTTTCTTTGCTTTAGATATAGCACCTTCATAGTTTTCTTGACCTTTTTTGTTTTGCTCTGGAGTAATTTCATCTTTTGGTTTTGTTTCTTCTCCTCCAACCTTTTTTAAAGCTTTAGGTTTAAACTGGTCAAAGTCTCCACCTTCACCAAAGCCTCTCATTGCCGCCATTTCCTTAAAAAACTCACCTGCCATTCCTAAGCCTTTACCAGCGTGTTTCTGAAACTTTTCACTTTCTAAATATTCTTTTGCTTTAGGTTTAAACTCTTGATACTTATCACTTGCTTTACCATATAGCTCTTGTGCTTTGTTTGCTATAGCTCCTGCACCTGCTACACCAGCTCCTAAACCAGCTTGTAAATCATCTACAACTTGTTGACCAAATTGACCAGCCGCCATACCATAGTCAGCTTTACCTAGACCCATTTCATCTCTCATCATCTTAGCCATCTCTAGATTAGAATCTTCAAATTCTTTCTGACCTTCAAAAGCTTCTCCGTCTACACCACCTGCCCACTCTGAGTTTAATTGAGCTTGTAAATCCATAGCCTTACTAGCCTTTATAGCATCTCCACCAAACCTGTTATAAGCTTTGCCTAGTAAATCTTTAGCACCACCATATAATTTTTTACCAAACTCTACACCTTTTTGTATTGTTTGCTCACCTAACTCTTCTGCATCTGCATAAGGATTTTCTCCAAAACCCATTTGGTCTTCCATACCCGTAAGGTCTATCTCTTCTATAGGACCACCAGTCTGCATATATTTTTGCCAATCTTCTCTTCTTGTTCCTAAAGATATGCTACGAGGTAAGTCTCTAGCTTTTTTTCTAATTTTATCAGAAAACCTTGGCTTTATCTTATTGTTTATTTTATCTAGTTGTTTCTTACCAATAGCTTTTACGGCGTTTCTATTAAGTACATACTCTCCGGGTTCTAGCTTAGCATCTACTACATCACCGGGCAATGGACTATCTTCTGCTCTCCTTATTTCCATAGGTACGTCCATTTTCTGTTGCATCTTAGCCTTCATCATACCTTCTTTCAAGGCATCTAAAGCTGACTGTCTTTTTTTACTAGTAAAATTTGGTCTGTCTTGTAAAGGTTGTGCTTGATAAAAGTCAGTCTTTGATAAAGTATTCATCATACCTGTATATCTTTTCATATCATCACTGCTAAACATATCACCAGTAGGCATATCTACTGCTTCTGGCATAAATTTATCCATACCTGCTCTTTTTAACTCAGGCATAGGTCCGGGCGTAAATTGTTTAGCATACTCCGGGTCACCCATCATTCTAGCACCGTGTATAAGTCTATCTATTTGTTTCCCAGTTCTTTCTTGATTTAAAATACCAGAAGGAACACCACTACCAACTGGTACAAGTTCTATATTGTTACTCATTGGTTGCATTCTAATGTTTTTCATACTACCAAAACCACCACTTAAAGCTTGAGCTTCATCAACTGCCGCCATCTTTTTACCTAGTGCTACAGCTTGAGCATCTTCTCTTTCTCTTCGTTTTCTATACTGTGCGTCAGATTCAGCCAATTTGGACACCTCCCATACGAGTACCTATCTGCATAGGACCTTTAGGTCCCATAACTTGTGATAGCATACCACCTTCCTGTCCATAAACATAACCACCTTTTTTCATATAACCCATTTTATTGCGAACTGCTTCTGGTAATCTAGACAATCCTTTGTTTCCTTCGGGTATAGGCTTTAATGCAGAGCCACCTTGTTGATAACCTTTTACTTTACCACCATACATCATACCTTTCTTATGAGTATAACCCATTTCTTTCATACGTAAATGGTCTTCCATAGTATCGGCTTTGTAACCCTTACCTTTTTTATCGTACATCATATGACTAACAAACCCACCCTTCTTCATCTCTATTTTTTCTGTTTTATCTTCAGGGCTATTTTTTTTGTCTCTAACCAAACCACCATACATCATATACTCTAAATCTTCTGGAACACTACCACCTTCTTGTCCAAATAAACTACCAAGTCCTTTACCTATCATACCACCAATCGGTCCACCCATAGCAGTTCCTGCAAGACTAAGACCAGTTCCAATAAGTGATGCCATACCACCTGCCGCTTGGCTGTCAATCTGTGCATTTGCTTGTCTTTGAGCGTTCATAGCATTCATTCTATTAGTGTTCATACTTGCTAAGTTATTAGCCGCACCACTAAGCATACCAGCACCCTGACCCATTGCACCTTGTAAGTATTGATTGTAAGCATTCATAGAACTTTCTTGTGCTCTGTTAGCACCTGCCATAGATTGAGCCGCTAAAGCACCTGCTGGTGCACCACCTGACATAGCCGCAGTTCTTTGTGCCATACGAGCTGACGTAGCCGCCGCATCCTGTCCCTGTGCCATCATTCTAGCTCTTTGAGACTGGTTAAATGCAGAGTTGGGGTCCATCATTTCCTGACCCCTACCCATCAACTGGTCATACGCCTCTGTTGCTGGAGCGTAAGCATCATCGTACTCTCGTCCTACAGTACTTACGTTACGCTTTTGATTTGTACCAAATAAATTGCTAAAAAATCCCATAATATCACCTTAAATATAATTAGACTTGTTTTATTTCTCAACTGTTCTTATTTTTAATTATAAAAGTATCCTCTGCACTACGAACCCAACCATCACTAGTTTTTATTTCTAAGTACCATTTACTTTTATCTTTAACTGTTCTTAATGTTCCTTCTTCACTACTTGCATTACTTTTTTCAACCCTACCCGTTTCTGAATCTACTTTGTCTGCAATAGTATCTATTGTTTTTTGTATGTCGGATGGTGAGCTTACTGGCTCATCTCCAAAATAATTAATTCTTGAACCAGTATCTCTGGTAACTTTTCTATTTTGCGTCTTTCTCATTTAGGTTTCTTTGGTTTGTATACTATTCCTATAGAATGACCTTTAACATTTGTTGTACTACCATTAGTACCTTCTGCTTTTAATCTTACCCATCTTAGTTTAGAATAAGTTGATGCAACTTTTATAGCATTACCTGTCCAACTAGAGCCGTAGTTATTAGACACATCAGTACCACTTTGATACGTTGACTCATCGTTTGTTTGATACTTAATACTTGTACTAGGTCTACTACTAGCATCTAGCTTTACAACCCTAACCTTTTTATAGTTAGTGTCAGTACCTAGTGTAAGTTTTTTACTGTTCCATTGCCAGTTTTTTCTAGATGTACCAGCACCCATTTTAATTATTCTACCTTCTTCTGCTAGTAGTATAGGGTATCCATCGTCACCATCTACTGTGTCAAATATCTTGTAAGTTGTTTCCCAAAGGTCCCATCTTTTTTGTGGTATGTAGTAAGACCAGCATCTTTTATCTGTGCCACTGTTATCTGTCTTATGAAAAAAGAACAACACGCATTGCCTTGTTGCATCGTAACCTACAACGGCTAAATCTTTCTCTGCATTAGTAATCATATCCCAACCACATTGTGGCTGTTTCTTTATGGTAGTACCTATTTTATCTATCTTTGGTGATGACTGATAAAAGTTATTATAGTCTAACCAAAACAAACCACTAGACGTAGTCTTTAATGCTTTAGGTCCTAAACAACCTATACCAGATATGTTTTCTTCTATAATAAGTGTTTCTGGATTGACAATACACATCTGATTCTTACCAAATACATACAGTTTACCAACAAAACTTGCCAACGCAGTAGGTATAAAGTCTAATTGTATAAAGTTCTGTGACCAGTTAAATATAGAATACTTACCGGGCTCACTTCTAAATAATACATTTTCTCCATCAGCAAACTCAGGATGATTACAATTACCTATAAACATATATCCATTTATAGATGCGTTTACTGTATAGTCTACACCTAAAGAACCTAGTGTTTCTGGTATACCGTTTAACGCTTCGTAAGATGCACCTCTACTGCCATCGTCTTGTACAGTACATTTATATTTACCACTTTGTAAATAAAACTTGTCTATAGAAACTTCTTCTACAAACCTATACAAACCTTCAGGCTCTAAAGATGTTTGTGATTGGTCATCTGCTCTATATAAAATAACAGATGTAATTCTTCTTGATATCTTTTTTTGTTCACCTACTACAGCTTCTTCATCTATTTCTATAGGAACTTGTAAACCATCAGTTATTGCAGAGCCTGTATCATATGTCCCTATTACACTTATTAAAGCTGACTCTTGAAACCCATCATACAATAAAGAACATTTGTAAAATACTTTTCTAGTACTAGCATCTCCTAGCCAATCTTTACTACTATTAGTAGTAATAGTGTTTATATTAAACCAAGGTGCATTACCAGATAACTCATTAGAACCTGCACTACCTGAACCAAGTTGTTGTTCTATATACTCGTCACCCTCATCATCTCTTCTTGTTATATGATTAGAGTTATTTGCGGCTGGTACAGAAGCAGTAGTCATAGATGTCATTTGTACTTGCCTGTCTGATAAAACATAAGGTCTTTCATCTTCTGTGCTAGGTAAATTTGTGCTAACAGTATTTGAAGGAGCTGTATCTGTTGTTCCAGAACTATAATTAGCAAATTGATTATATATAGTACTACCACCTGTGTTTGGAAACATACTTAAATGACCACTTTTAGTGTCAATATCTTTTATAGTTTTTAACTTTGCTACGTTTTCTTCTCTTTGTATATAATAAAAACCTATTCTTTGTCCGTCTGCTTCTGAATAAACCATAGCTCTGTCATTAACACTTTTACTAGCACTAGAAGCAAACAAAGGTGCGTCAGCAGGTGCAGGTACACCATTTTGTTGTAAGTTTGAACTACTAATACTTGTTGTTGTAGTGCCACTCATTTTCATATGTGCCATCATTTCACAAGGATTTCTACCACTACTGTCTAATGGAACTGCATAAGTAACCCATTTAAGTTTCCAATATTTATAACCATCCCACCATAAAGGTCTTATAACAGCTATTTCATAGCCACCATACTCATCTTGGTCAGAGTCTTCATATTTAAATATAGGTTGTAACTTAACTGTTACTCCTATATAAGGATTTTGACCATTAGAATCATAACCTAAGTGTATTAGATTACCTCTTTGCATCATAGTAGGGTGATTGCTACAACCTATTTCTGTTTGACTACCATCATCACTATCTATTTGTATCCACATATTAGCGGCTTTATCTTCACCACTATAACTATTTTTAGGAGACATAGGTATATAATCTCCAGCTTCTATATTGCCACCAGTACTACCAGAAAACTCTGATTCATTATAAGACTTAAAGTTTTCTACTTTAAACAAGTAACCATCCCTAAGGCTACTCTCATCTGTTGTTTCTCCTGCTGATAATATTAAATCAAATATTGTAGAGTTGCTATTTATGTTATTAACTCTTGGAATCATTAAGAAATCACTAAATTTATTTAAAGATGTATTTCCACTTGGTGCTTCAAGATTAAATGATTTTTCAAAAGTAGTTATTGTACCATCATCGCTAATGCTATAAGTTTGCATAAAATTTATATAACCACCATTAGTAGGCTCCATTAATATAGCTACCCCAGTTATCTTACCACTTGTTTGTAAAAAAGGGCATATACGTATAGCTAAAGGAGTTCCGGGAAGGTCTCTTTTATATACTTTGCTAGTATTGTTATTGTAAATATAAAAAGCAGACTCATTTTCTTCATAATCAAAGCCAACAGAAAGATGAGCATCGTT